GATGTAGGTGTTAGCCCTGGACCATCTTGTAAATCAGGAAAAGATTGTTGTAACCTTTCTTTAAGAACACTATTAGTAGCTCCTGCAGGTAGATCATTACCATCTCCAGGAAAACCATAAGGAGACATAACATCTTCTTTAGGTGCTAACGGATCAAAATTAACTGCTTCTTCTACGCCTTTAGGCATTCTAGTAGAGTTTATACCTAAAGGAAATTTTTGACCTGCAAACAATACATCAGTTATTTGACCATACGCAGCCATAACTTTTGTTTTAGTAACTTTAATAAATACTTGACTTTTTTCTGTATCAGTAAATTGATTATCATTACCGTAGATACCTCTGTAATTTCTATAAGATTCTATCCATCTTTTTTCTTGATCGTATCTTGCATTCTCTGATTTTTTAAATGCAGACACAACATACGATGAAAGTAAAGATCCTTCTTCATCTACCATTAGTTCGTCTATATCTACTTCTACTTCTTCATCTGCCATATTATATTCCTTTAATAACCAAATGACTCATCAAATGGTTGCCATTTTTTTATCTGTTGATTTGCATCATAATCAAATAAAGACCTCGGCACTGGTCTAGACATTACACCATAACGCAATGCGTCATAGCCATGATCATAATCTATTTTAGTATTGATGTCCTCTGGATTATTTTTATCTAAAGGTAACTGAGGTATTTCTGCTATTAACTGTGTGCAGTTGTTAAAAAATTCTATACCTGCCTCATTCATGTCTTCATCAACTCTTAATAGTCTATGTATTTCATTCTTACCTGCTATACGACTTCCTTTTGTTCTATCGGAAGGTCGCCATCTACATCCTCTAAAAATCATTGCTTCTGCTATACTAGGTCCTGTTTGCCCTCTTTGATGCCAACAAGAAGAATCTAATATACCGTATGCTATCTTATCGTCTGCTTCGTGTTCTATTCTTAATATAATATCTGCAAGTTCTTCAGCAGTTTTTTTACGAACGTACAATTCTCTGTATACAATAATGTGACCATCTGGTCTAGCAGCCATCCAAAGAACGACAGACCAAGAACTATAACCATAATCACAAGATCTAAATCTTCTCCAAGAAGAAGGTATGTTATAGGGTTCAACAACATGTATATCTCTATTAAACTCACCAAACGCTGCTCCTTCTGCTATATCCCAAGATCCTTCTAGAAGTTGTTTACGTTGAACTTCTGGTAAGGATAAAAGGTTAGCTTCATATTCACCCGACTCAGATAAAAATGGATTATCTGTTAATTTAGCAGGTATAAACTTTCTTTTAAATAAAGACTCTCCTGCTTTTTCATGCCCTTCTGGATATTTAAGAATATTACCTGATTCAATATCCGTAGCATCAAAAGCTTTGTTATACGGAGAAGGATTAATAAACATCTTCTTAACCCATATATGACCTGGTCCACCAGGATTGCTTGTAGCTCTCATATGTATAGGCAATGAAGGATCAGTTGTTCTAAGCCTTGACCTTAAATAGTCCCAAGCGTAAGGAGTGGGATACTGAGTTAACTCATCTACACCTATCCAAGTAAACGCTTGTCCTTGGTATCTTAACACATCTTTATCTTGTTCAAGATATGTCATCCAAATTCTTGCACCTGAAGGGAATGTCCATAAAGATTTTTTCTCACTCCAGTGAGCCCCTTTAAATGCTTGAGGGTACAATGTCTGACTTTTTTGTACTAACTCTCTTAATTCATCGTTTGTTCTACGAATAATTAAAGCAGAGTGATTACCATTACCACAATACCTTAATACATCTGCTAGTAGTGCATAGGACTTACCTCCGCCTGCTGCACCACCATATAAAACTTCTCTTTCACTAGCAGCTAGAAACTCTGTTTGTGGACCTTCATTAGGCTTAAATATAATAGGTCTTTCTTCACTTATCTCTTCAGTAATAGCTTCTATCTTTTTTTCAGCCTGTGCTAATTTAATTTTAGCTGACTTCTTGGCTTTTTTTGCTACGGTAAGCTTCTGCTTCTGCGATGAGATCTTCTTGCGTTTCTGACCTTGCCTTGGCTTTGGCACGTTCCCATCTAATTCTAGCTGCTTTTTTTCGTTTTTCACTTAAATCCTTTTTAGTCATTCTGTATAAAGTTACATGAGATATATCTCTGCCACTTCTGTTTGATAACCATTTAGCTACTTCTCTGTAGCTTGATCCTTTTAAATACTCTTTTGCCTTTTCTAATAACTCTACTTCTGCTTCTACTATTTCTAGTAAATCCGTTGAGCCTTCTACTAATTCCCATCCAAAAGGTATTGTAGAAGATGTTCTTCTTTTATACCTATTCGTTTGTTCCGTCACTTAACATATCCTCGTCATCATTTTTTCTAGGCAATATGAAAATACCTTGAGGAGATTTGACTTCAATTTTATCTGTTTTACTAACACCTATTCTATCTAACACATCTTTAGCTGCTGCTAGTTTATCTCTTGTCCCCATTTCTACAGGATCATCAATAACGCCTACAATAGCCATTGCTGCTTTTGGTGCATTTGCCGCTAAAAAATTTTTAGATGAAGATACAAGCTCTTCTTCACAGCCTTTTATAACATCATTTATAGATGTGTTTTTAGAGTATTCTGCTATATCCATTGCAACTCTATAGTTACCATGAGCTTCTCCAAATAACGCATTTATAAAAATTTTTTGTTTGGGAGTCAATCTACCCTCCTATTACTATTTGTTCTACAACAGTTGTTACTGTTAAATCGTCAGCAGTTCCTGCTGTAGCTGATATGAGATCACCCTCTTGTAAACCTACTAGAATATCATTCAACCATAAGTAGCCATTAGCAGCTATGCTAGTTGCACCTGTAAGTGCGAAATGAGTTGTAGAAGATGCATCATATAATTCTATTTTAACTGTTGCCGCACTGCTTGCATCTACGTTGCCTACTATAAGTTGTCTTAATATAGACCGATGGTTGGAGGGCGTAGTATATATCGTAGTTCTATTAGTACTAGATAAAGCTACTGATGATGTTACTAACAACCCTCCTTGCATAATTAATTTGCTACCATACTAGAAATAATAAGTAATAACACAAGACCTGCACCAATATACATTCCATACTTAGTATTGTCTTTTGTCATAGCTACTTCCCTTTTAGGAATAACTTTTTTTACAGTTGATTTCTTTGCTGTTGTTTTTTTTGCTTCAGCCATCATCATCTCCTTTATAGTCTTATGTAGCATTAATACCATACTACAATACCCTGTACTCTCTATTTCTTCTTCTTTTTTTTCTTATTAGCCTTTTCTTTTTTTGTCAAGACCATAAGACCAAACACACACTTTTTGCCTGTTGGTGATTTCACTTTTTTTTCAGCCATACCTATTCAACTTTTTCTTTAGTTTTAATAGTAATATCTAAGTCTTTACCTTTCGGTGCAGACGCTGTTAAAGATATTTGTGACGCTGCACAACCTATTAAAGTTAAACTTAATACAAATACAATTATTAAATTTTTCATGTCTTTCTCCTTTTAACTTTTTTCCTTGCAGTTTTAGTACGAGGAAATGATCTATTCTTACTTCTAGATACAACTCTAAGATTACTTTTTTTATTGTTCTTAGGATTACCGTCTTTGTGATCTATATCTTTATTATCACCTTTTTTAACTATGCCTTTTGCTAATGCTCTATTACGTGCAGTATTACGTGAAGCTCTTCTTTTCTTTTGTTTAGTAGTACCTTGGTAATTTTTATATTCCTTTTTATAGTTTCTAGGCATTCTAGTCCTTATATAAATTATTAAAAGTTATATGTGGATCGGTATAACTTTCATGCTCTTCACTACTATGAGTCCATTGGCTAGGAGCAAAATCGGGAGCTCCTTCTCCAGTAACCCATAATGCAGGATTAGTAACTCTAACTCTATTGTTAGGTAATGCTACTAAGTTTCCTTTCCATTGACCCTCTGTTAAATATAACACATGACTTTGTTTGTGTTGGTCTGGACTATCTGCAATTTCATCTTTAGTATAATCTACGGTGAAAATATACTTAGCTAAGTAAAACTCACCATCTATTTTAGCATACCAAGGAGAAGAAGAAGTTCTATCTAAAACTACCACTTCATGTTCTCTAGACATACAATCCCAAGGTTGACACAAATGATTTTCCATTCGTTCTCCCCATTCTTCTAGGGGTATATCAGCAACCAGAGCTTGTATCGGCATCCGAGCCCACATTGCACCACCATGCACATTAGGCTCATCTAGTTCATTTTCACAACCAGTAAATACAATCTGAAAAGATAGTGATCTATCTGGTATACAATTTACAGCTATTGCTAATCCGTGTAGAAACTCACCATGATAATTTTGGTGATTAGCTGTAAACTCTCTTCTTACCCATACTTTAAAGTAGGGTACGTTTGATATAAGATGTGGCATAGTCTATCTCTTAGACCTTGCCCCACCCCTTTTTGTTCCTTTAGCTTTTTTAACAACTCCGCCTTTACGCATGCCTTTAGCCATTTTGACTCCTCCTTTACGCATGCCTTTAGCTTTTTTAAGCATTCCTCCCTTATTCATACCTTTAGCTGTTTTTCTTTTGCCTTTGACCATTCCTCCCTTATTCATGCCTTTAGCTGTTTTTTTCTTGGTAGTAACTGCACCACCTTTATTCATGCCTTTAGCTGTTTTTTTCTTGGTCACAACTGTGCCACCTTTTTTCATGTAGCCCATTTTATTTCTAACAGATGTAGGTAATTTTCTAAGACCTTTACCTGCTGATCCTGAAGGTGCTCTCTTCATTTCTTTCTCCTTTTTCTAGTCGTTTTCTTTTTGACTATAGTTCTAACGTTAGTAGGTTTACCACCTACTCCCTGTGCTTTAGATCTTTTTCTTTTTACAGCACTTTTAATTTGTCCCTTTGACATGCTACTAGCTTTTGATCTAGGTACACATTTAGGATACTTACGTTTACTTTTAGAGGCAGACTTTCTGCCACAAGGTTGAAACTTACCTTTTTTCTTAGGTGCACCTATGTCCACCCAATCTCCTTTAGAGCCTTTACCAAACCAAGCAGTTAATCCTCCTTTTGGTTTAGCCATTATCTTTTCTTCTTTTTAGGTATTAAATGTTTCTTAGTTTTTTTAGTAGTATATCTTGTTCGTTGATCTTTTTCAATACCTGCTAAAACTTTTGCTTGTCCTGCATGTAACTTAGATGCTTTCTTTAAACCTTTAATAACTTTTTTTAGTTTTTTAGTATAGTGAGGCATTATCTATACCCACCACCACGTTTCTTATATGTACGAACTAACCATCCATTTGCGTAAGCTGACGGATATACTTTAAACTTTCTTTTCGCTTCTGCTTTTACTCTTGCGTACAATGCAGGGTTAGTAGGTTTAGCACCTTTTTTCTTAGTTGTTTTCTTTTTCTTTTTAGCAGCCATTTAACACTTCCACCTTCTTCTTGCTTGTCTAATACGAGAATTTGGATTGTTTCTTGTTTTTGCCGAACTTCTCTTTAGTTGTCCTAATGATCTTGCACAATAAGACTTCCTTCTTTTTGCAGCCTTACTACCTTTTTTAACTTTGCCAGTAACGGCTGTCTTTAGTTTAGAACCAGGATTAGCTTTACGATACGCAGCTACCCCCTTTTTTGTCATACCTGCCCCAGACTTAGTAGGTCTATAGTTAGCCCCTTTACCCTTTGTAGTTTTTCTTATAGGG